CCTCAACGCCGCCCCGTATTACACGTTTCAGCAGTTGAGCGTGACGACGGACGCCAACGGGCAGATCCCGTTCTCGGCGCTGAATACGGGCGGCGGTGATAGCCAGCAGAACTTCTATCGCATCCTGTCGGTCAGCGACGGCAATGTGGTGTACGAAGAGACGCAGTTCCAGTATGTGCCAGTGGCAACGACCAGCAACTACCTGCCGACGTACCCGCGCATGTACTACCTCGCGGGTGAGATGGTGCAGATCCTGCCGGTTGGGTCGGGCGTCAGCCTGTACATCGCGGTCAACTACAAGCCCACTTCGCTCAACGATCTGTCGTCCACGGCGGCGACGATCACGTTCCCGGCGAACAGTGAGGCGATCATCGTCTCGACAGCCGCCGCCAAGCTGCTGCTCAAGGGTGGCGCGGAAGTCGGGGCAGCTAACAACTTCCGCTCGCTGGCCAACGAAGAGCGTCAGTCGCTGCTGGACGATCTCCGCCGCCGCACGATCAACCCGACGCGGATGGCGTACCCCGACCAGAAGTATGACTGGAGCGGCGGCTAATGGCGGAGCGGCTCCAAGACCAGCAGCCCAAGATGGATGGCGGGCTGAATGATGTCTCGGACGACATCGCGCTCCTGCCCAACCAGTTGCGTCGGGCGATTAACGCCCGTTTGACGGATTACGGCGCAGCGACCAAGCGGGGTGGCACCCGTCGCGTCTCGACCGCCGTGGCGTCCGCGCACCCCGTGACCAACGGGTTTACGTGGACGAAGGATACCGGCTCGCCGGAGATCATGGCGATCAGCAACGGGACGCTGTACACCACCACCTACGGCGCATTCCCGTGGACATGGACGGCCCGCACCGGCACGTTGTCCACCACCGCCTACCCGACGTTTGCCAAGTTCCGGGATGGCAGCGTGAACGATGTCGTGTACATCGCGGATGGCGGGTTGCTGAACAAGTGGACCGGCACCACGCTGACCACGAACATCGTCAACACGGAAGCGGTGGCCAGCATCACGGTCCACAACGAACGGCTGTGGGGCGTGGGCAGTACGTCCTTCCCCGACAGCGTGTTCTACTCGGACTTGAACAACGGCGACTCGCTGGGCAACGGCGCGTCGGGCGGTGGGCAGATCATCGTCCGCACCTTCAGCGACGAAGTGCTGGTCGGGCTGGCCTCGGTCAACACCTCGCTCTTGCTCTTCCATCGGCGGGGTATCTCGCGCATCACGGGCTACGGGCAGGACGACCTGACGGTTGCCCCGCAGGCCGTGACCGCTGACGTTGGCACCATCGCCCCCGGCAGTATTGTGGCGTCTGGCAACGTGGCGTTCTTTGTCAGTGAGCGCGGGCTGTATCGCTGCAACGAAGCGGAGGTGGCGTCAGTCGGTACCGCCGAGACGCCGGACCCGCTGCTCCCGATCATCCGCCAGTTGACCGATGCGGACTTTGACAAGATCCGCGCCGTACTGAATCGCGCCACGAAGGAGCTGTGGATCACGATCCCCACCTTCGGCTGCTTTGTGTATCACACCGTGCTGAACGCATGGACCGGCCCGTGGGATGGCGGCTATGTCGATCCGGCCACCACGGCGCTCTTCGAGACGCTGAACGCCGATGGGCTGCCGGTGGTGCTCAAGGGCGATGCGTCGGGCTGGGTGACGCTCTGCGATGCGCCGGGAGTCTTCCTCGACAATGTTGCGGCGGCTGGCACGGGTGGGGAGATTTACGCGCTGACGTTGCAACTGCATCGCCTGTACTGCAACGATGATGCGTTGGCCAAATCGTTGCGCTTTGGCTACCTGACCGCCCAGTTGCGTGGCTCCAGCCAGACCCGTGTCGAGTGGAACACCGGCGAGTCCTATGGCTCATGGTCGTTGCCGCCCTCCACGGACGAAGCGTGGGGTGGCACAGGCACGGTCTGGGGCACCGGCACATGGGGTGGCTCTGGCAGCCGCTCGTATCGTATTCAGATGGGTGGCACGGGCTACTACGTCGATGTCAGCGTGATCGACTCTGGCGCGGCCTTGCCCATCTTCTCGCGCTTTACCTTGGAAGCGTTTGCCCTGAGTCGGAGATAAACGATGGCGACGACCGTTGGACAACACAGCGTGGCGGCGTTTACCAGCCCCATCAACGGCACCACGCCGATTGATGCGAACACTGTCCGTAGCAACGACAACACCGTCCGGTTGGCGTATGTCGATCATGACGCCGACACGGGCATCCATGTCCAGTCCTCGAACCTCGCGTCTCGCCCGATTGCGGGGACCGCAGGCCGGAAGTGGATCACCGAAGAGTCGGGCGTCTACACGCTCTGGTTTGACGATGGCGTGAACTGGCATCCGGTGTCCAGCGAAGCCGTGGCGCTGACGGTCCTCTGCACCACCGCGCTCAACCGAGGCGATGTGGTGAAGATCGTCGGCTGGAACAACGGGCAGGATCTGCCGGAAGTCGCGAAGGTCGCCAGCAGCAGCGACATCGCGTTTGCCGTGATGACACAGAACGCCACCATCAACACGATGGGCTACGCGACCAACACGGGCATGTTGCAGGACATCGCGACGAACACGTTTAGCGTGGGCGACATCCTGTATCCCAACACGACGGGTGGGTTCACGGCGACCAAGCCCACGTCGGGCCTGTATCAGCCGGTGGCGTTCGTGCTGCGGTCCAATGCGACGAACGGCGTGATCTATGTCGAGTTCAGCGCCCCGCGCATCGTGGAAGCGTCTACGAACACGGCGTCCACGGTGGTGCTGCGCGACGGGTCGGGGAACTTCTCGGCGGGCACGATCACCGCCAATTTGACGGGCAACATCACCGGCACGGCCCCCGCTGGGACGCTGACGGGCACCACGCTGGCCAGCAATGTCGTGTCGTCGTCGCTGACCAGTGTCGGGACGCTTTCGACGCTGACGGTCAGTGGTAACCTGACGGTGGACACCAACACGTTGGTCGTGGATGCAACGAACAACCGTGTTGGCGTGGGGACGGTTAGTCCTGCAAGTGCTCTAGAAGTAAACGGTGCGGTGCGTACCGGCGCGGATGCATCCAGCGTGAGCTTGTACACCAATACGGGATGGCGTCATACGGGGAGCAGCGGTCTGTATATCGACGCGAACCAAGGTGGCGCAGCAAACAGTGTATTCATTCGCAACGGCAGCGGGTTTACTACGCAGTTGACGTTGGACGCCTCCGGCAACCTCGGCCTTGGAACTACGCCAAACACATGGGCTACTGGCACTGAGGCTGTGCAGATCGGGCGAGCCACGGCACTCTGGAACCCCGATAGCGCCTCCTCGTCGATCCTGCTGACCAATGCGTACAACGACGGCGCATACAAGTACATCAACACCGCCGCCGCCTCGTACTACCGGCAGAACGGCGCTGCCCACGAATGGCATAGTGCGGCTTCTGGGACTGCTGGCAACACGATTGCGTTCACGCAAGCCATGACGCTGGATGCCAGTGGGCGGTTGGGGATTGGCGTAACAAGTCCGGGCGTGGCACTGGATGTACAGAACGTCTCTACCACACAAATACGTGCGGTAATGACAGGCGTGAACGGCGCAGAAACACGGATGCTAGGAGATACGCTTTCTGGTGCCATTGGCACATACAGCAATCACGAATTTGCAATTAAAACCAACGCCTTGACTGTCGCCGTATTTAGCACCTCCGGCAATCTCGGTCTTGGTGTCACGCCGAGTGCGTGGAGCAGCATCCAAGGTGGCGCATTCCAGACCAGTGGTGCTGGTGCCATCTGGTCCACTGGCGTCACTGACGTATTCCTGTCGCAGAATGCGTTCTTTAACGGCAGCTATCGCTACGTCAGCACGAACGCGGCGTCGGCGTACCGGCAGTTGGCCGGAGTGCATCAGTGGTTCACCGCCCCATCCGGTACCGCTGGTAACGCCATCAGCTTCACGCAAGCGATGACGCTGGATGCCAGTGGGAATCTTGGCATTGGCATTGCAAGCCCGTCAACACGGATTCACGCGGTCGGTGGCAACATCCGGCTAGACAGCACCAGTGACGGCAACAACGGGATCCTGCAAATCCGCGACACTGCTGCGTCAACAGTGCTTGGGGCGTATGCGCTTTCTACCGCCGCGTGGTTTGGCGTCACCGAAGCAAAGCCGCTCATCTTCTTCACCAGCGGTACGGAACGCGCCCGCATTGATTCCGCTGGCAACTTGCTGGTCGGCATGACCGCAATCGCCACCTCCAGCGCCAAGACGCTGCACCTCGCGAACGCCACAGTCCCCACCGCTAACCCAACGGGCGGCGGCGTGTTGTACGTCGAAGCGGGCGCACTCAAGTACCGTGGATCATCAGGCACTATCACGACCATCGCTAACGCTTAAGGAGCGCATTACATGCCTACCCCTGTCACCATCTCGACCGCCGTCATCAACTACACCGCTGGCACCACTGACTGCCAGTGCAGCATCGAAACGACGGTGCTGTCCATTGGCACCACGTATGTCGGCACCAGCGTGTCGCTCCAGTCGTCGGACCTTGCGCCGGATTGGACGGACGACCAGCTCTGTGCCGCCGTCGCCACGGCGCTGAACGTGCCCGTCACGGATGTCAGCGTGGCCGTCGCCCCTGCGCCGTAAGCATCCGTGAGCACTGTCCCCCGCCACACGATCAAGACGTTCACCGCCCCGGTCAACACCAGCGCCGGGACGGTGGACGCCAACATCGTGCGGACCAACGACAACATCACGGGCGTGGCGTTCAACGCCCACGATGCCGACG